CAAAAAATGTTTTTTGTACTTATCCTGCATCTAAAGCTCCGTCTGCAAGTATGACGGCTGCAACTTATGCTTTTAATCATTCATCAACTTTGTCTGATGATCAAACAATTAGTAATGCAGTATTAGCAGGACCAGTTACAGTAACTGGAACTCAAACAATAACAGGAACGGTAGTAGTAGTTTAATGTCAAAGATAGAAGTAAATACAGTTGATGTACAATGCGGATCTACACTTACTTTAGGTAGTTCTGGTAAAACAGTTCAATTAGCAACTGGAGCATCACAAACAGGTTTTGGTAGAACAGGTGCTGTTAATTGGCAAACAACAAAAAAGACAGCTAACTTTACAGCAACTTCAGGAGAAGGATATTTTTGTGATACAGCAGCAGTTGGAGCGTTTACGCTTACGCTGCCTAGTTCGCCAAGTGCTGGAGATATAGTAGGTTTAAAAGATTATAATGGAAATTTTTCAACAGCCAATTTAACAATAGGTAGAAACGGTTCTAACTTAAATGGGAATGCATCTGATAAAGCATTAGACACAAATCGTTTAAGTTTAACTTTGGTTTATGTAGATGCAACAGAAGGTTGGGTTCCTGTTGAAGAAGGAACAGGTTTTATAGGAGAAGGTTTTATAAATGCAACAGGTGGCACAATTTCACAGTCAGGAAATTGCAGAATTCACACATTTACAGGACCAGGAACTTTTTGTGTAGCGAATTTAGCTTGCGCTTCAGCAAATAATCAAGTTTCATATATAGTAGTAGCCGGCGGCGGTGGTGGCGGCGGTGGAGGTGGACCAAGCGGTGCTTCTGGTGCTGCTGGAGCTGGTGGTGGAGCAGGAGGATTTAGAGAAGATAAATCTCCAATTACTCCTTACACAGCTAGTCCTTTAGAGGGAGCAGGTGCAATTACAGTTACTGCTGCAGCATTTCCAATAACAGTTGGAGGTGGTGGAACAGGTGCTCCTCCTAATCCAGGATGTGGAACAGCTCCATCTGGTAGTAATTCTGTATTTTCAACAATTACATCCGCTGGTGGTGGAGGTGGAGCAAATAATGTTGCTGATGGAGTAAATGGAGGATCTGGTGGTGGAGCTGGTCAAGGAGGATCTGCTGGAACTGGTAATACACCTCCAGTAAATCCAGCACAAGGAACTGATGGTGGTGGACCTTCTGGGCCAAACAATTCTGGTGGTGGTGGAGGAGGAGCTACTCAAGCAGGTCAAGTTGGAACTGCTGCTGGATCACCTGCTACTAATGGTATAGGTGGCGCTGGAGGTGCTGGAGCAACAACTAATATAACAGGATCTCCTGTTGGATACGCTGGAGGTGGCGGTGGTGGAGCAGGTGGTGACATTCCTGTTGGACCTTCTGGTCCTGGTGGACCCGCTAGTGATGGTGGTGGAGCTGGTGGAGCTTCAGGTCAACCTGGAAGTAATGGAACAGACAATCGTGGAGGCGGTGGTGGAGCTGGTGGTGCTAACCCAGGAAAAACTGGTTCTGCTGGTGGATCTGGTATAGTAGTAATAAGGTATAAATTTCAATAATTATGACAAGTACAATTAAAGTAAATACAATACAAAACACATGTGGAGCAGACATTATAAAAGAGTCTAGTAACACAATAACTATTGGTGCATCTGGAGATACAGTAACTTTAGGAACTGGTGCATCACAAACAGGTTTTGGTAGAACAGGGACTGTTGATTGGAATACAACTAAAAAAACAGCTAACTTTACTGCTACAAATGGAGATGGATTTTTTGTTGATACAAACGCTGGAGCTATAACTGCAACTTTACCTGCGTCTCCAAGCGCAGGAAATATTGTAGCGATAAAAGATTATCAAGGCACTTTTGGAACTAACGCTTGTACTGTTGCCAGAAATGGTTCAAACATTAGAGGTGCAGCAGCAGATTTTGAGTTTGGAAAAGATAATGCAGGTGGAGTTTTTATTTATGTTGATGCAACAGAAGGTTGGCAAGTTTTTGTTGATGGTTCTGATTCAGATGCACGACAAACATTTATATGTGCTTCTGGTGGTACAGTAACAAATTCAGGAGATTTTAGGATTCATACTTTTACAAGTCCTGGAACTTTTACAGTTAGTTCTTTAACTTGTTGCACATCTAGAGATAAAGTTGACTATCTAGTTGTTGCAGGTGGTGGTGGAGGTGGTCAATCTTGTGCAGCAGGAGGTGCTGGAGCAGGTGGTTTTAGAGAATCACATAATGCATGTATTTCAGGACCTTATACGGCTAGTCCTCTAGCAACTTGTGCATCTTTACCAATTTGTGTTCAAGCATATCCAATAACAGTTGGTGGCGGTGGAGCAGGAGCTGCAGAATCTACTACTTCAAATAACGGAAATAATGGAAACAATTCAGTTTTTTCAACAATAACCTCAACGGCAGGTGGTGGTGGTGGAGGTAATCCAGATAATGGTAATCCAGGTGGCTCTGGTGGTGGTGGAGCTCACAATAGTGGAACAGGAGGAACAGGTAATACTCCTCCAGTTACGCCAGCTCAAGGTAAGAATGGTGAAGCTGCATCATCATCTTCTCCAACAACATCAGATGATGGTGGCGGAGGCGGAGGTGGTGCTGCTGAAGTTGGTGGAACCGATCTTGCTGCTGAAGGTGGAGATGGTGTGGAAACAGCTATAAGTGGATCTGCTACGTTTTACGCAGGCGGTGGAGGCGGTGGTACAAGAAATATTCCAGGGACACAAAGCCCAGTCACAAGACCTGGTGGTCAAGGCGGAGGTGGTACTGGTGGTGGAAGTCCAAGTTATCCTAGACCTAGTTCAGATGCTGCTGGAGGCAATGGTACAGATAACACTGGTGGTGGTGGCGGTGGTGGTGTGAGAACATCTCCAAATTCACCTAGTCCTTCACCTAAAGGTGCAGGTGGAACTGGTGGCTCTGGTATAGTAATAATAAGGTACAAATTTCAATAGGTAAATTATGAGTGAAGTAAAAGTAAATAAAATTAGTCCAAGAACAAATTGTGGTACAGTCACATTAGGAGATAGTGGAGACTCATTTACTATTCCTAGTGGTGTAACAATCACAAACAATGGAACGCAAACAGGATTTGGTAGAACAGGAACTGTTAATTGGCAAACAGACGTTAAAACATCTGGTTTTACAGCAGCGAGTGGAGAAGGTTATTTTGTGGATACAAATGGTGGAGCAATATCTGTTAACCTTCCTGCAGGAAGTGCTGGAGCAATCGTTGCATTTAAAGATTATAGAAATACTTTTGATGCACATGCAGTAACATTAGTTCAAAACGGTTCAGATAAAATTGGTGGTGCAACTGATAATGCAGTCTTAAGTACAGAGGGTGTTTCAGTAACATTGGTTTTTATAGATTCAACAAGGGGTTGGTTAGTAGTAAATGATGGTGAACAATCATCAGCAGCAATAGCATCGTTTATAGCAGCAACAGGAGGAACTGTAACGACTGTTTGTACAAATTTTAAAGTTCATACTTTTAATAGCCCAGGAACTTTTTGTGTATCTAGTGCGGGTAATGCAGCAGGATCAAATACAGTAGATTATTTAGTGGTAGCTGGTGGTGGCGGAGGTGGAGCTTCTGGTGGTGGAGGTGGCGCTGGAGGATATAGAGAATCTCCTGGATCAGCATCAGGTTGTTATTCAGTATCACCAAGAGGCGCAGCTCCAGCTACAGCTTTAGCAGTTACAGCTACAAGTTTTCCAATTTCAGTTGGTGGCGGTGGAGCTGGAGGTCCGGGACCAGCAACTAGTGGAACAGGAACAACTGGATCAAATTCAATTTTTTCAACAATAACTTCAGCCGGCGGTGGTGGAGGCGCAAACCATAGTGGTTGTGCTGGAGCCGATGGAGGATCAGGTGGTGGTGCAGGTAGAGACGGTGATCAACTTGGTGGATCAGGTAATACACCTACAGTAAACCCAGCACAAGGAACTGATGGTGCTCGAGGACCAGGCAGTTCAGGTGGACCTAATAGTGCTTCTGGCGGAGGGGGCGCTACATCAACCGGAACTAGAGCAAATGGTGGTTCTGGTGGAGCTGGTGCAGGGGGACCAGGTGGTAATGGCGCAACAAGTTCAATTACTGCATCTCCAGTAACAAGAGCTGGAGGAGGCGGTGGAGGTTCAATGACTAATCCTACTGCCGGTACAGGAGGACCAGGTGGTGGAGGTGCTGGAGGAACTAATTCTCCAGGTTCTAGTCCAGCTCCGGTAAAAGCTGGAACAGCAGGAACAACTAACACCGGAGGCGGTGGTGGTGGAGGATCTGGTGGTGGAGGATCTGGTGGAACTGGTGGAACTGGTGGCTCGGGTGTGGTAATAATAAGGTATAAATTTCAATAGTTGAATGGTAATTAAAATTAATATATAAGGAGAAACATTATGGCACATTTTGCAAAATTAGGAGCTAACGGAAAAGTTATCCAAGTGTTAACTATGGATAATGATAAAATGAAAAATGCTGATGGTGTTGAAGACGAAACAGTAGGTCAACAGTGGTTAGAACAACATAACAACTGGCCTGCACAAATGTGGATTCAAACATCTTACAACACACAAAACAATCAACATAAATTAGATGGCACACCTTTTAGAGGTAACTACGCAGGTATAGGTTATACTTGGGATGAAGATAATCAAATTTTTTGGCCTAAAAAACCATATGCATCTTGGGTAAAAGACACTACAACTGCTCAATGGAAATCACCAATTGGTGAAGCCCCTGGTTTAACTGCAGAACAACAATCACAGAATGATGCTGGCACTAATGAGTGGTATTACAAATGGAATGAAGACGGTCAGTCCTGGGACTTGACAGATTCAATGGCATAAATTACAAAGGTATGTGGTATGCAAAAGAAAGTATTATCTGAAATAGCATTATATTATGGTGATGTGGCAATGCCCAAAGATTGGGACATTGACCGAGATAAATTATCAGGCGACATCTTACAATCACAAATTCAAAACAAAGATTTTCCGTTCTCACGAACTTGGGATATGTTGAATACTTATATGAGAGATCACATTAATCTTGAATATGGTATCAATCTAATTAACAAAGAAACGTGGGGTAACATCTATAAACCCAGCGAGACTACAATTCCTTTATTAAATATTGATCCAGTAGATTTACGTAATTCACCAGACTTTACATTATTGTATGGTGTTAAAGTCAAAGATTGTATGGTTCGAATACATTATGAAGATAACAGACGTAAAGGAAGATCTTGGGATATACCACTTTCTAATAATAAATTCATAATGTTTCCATCAACAAATATGTATTACTTAACCAATAATCAAAAGGATAGTTTAAATTTTGTACAAACTATAACGTATGAATATATATAAAAATTTTTTAAATAAAGAAGATTTTAAACAAATTGAATCTTTTATGATGAGTCCAAATATGCCATGGTTTTTTAATGATGGAGTAGTATCTTGGAATGACAAAAAATATTTTCAGTTTACTTTTCTTTTTTTAGATGAAGGTAAAAAAAACTGTGTGGATAAACATTTTAATATATTAAAACCTTTTTTTAAAAAAATAAAATTTAACAAGTTAAATAGAATAAAAGCAAATCTTTTAACTAAAGATAAAAAAATAATAGAGCACGGCATGCATACTGATCAAGAACAAGGCATTACTGGAATTTTTTATTTAAATACTTGTAATGGATATACAAAGTTTGAAACTGGTGAAAAAATTAAAAGTGAAAAAAATAAATACATAGAATTTAATTCAACATTAAAACACACGGGTTCGACTTGTACAGATGAAAAGAGAAGGGTTGTAATAAATTTTAACTACGTATGAATTTAGCTAATTACTATTGGTATTTTAGTGGTGTACTAACACCTAAATTTTGTGATGATGTTATAGCATATGCTAATGCACAAAAAGAAGAGATGGCTATTACTGGCGGTTACGGAAGAGAAAAAGGTGATAAACCTTTAAATAAAGAGGAAATTAAAGATTTAAAAAGAAAAAGAAACTCTGATTTGGTGTGGTTAAATGATACTTGGATATATAAAGAACTACACCCATATGTTCACGAAGCTAACAGAAACGCTGGTTGGAATTTTGATTGGGAAAGATCTGAATCTTGTCAATTTACAAAATATAAATTAAATCAATATTACGATTGGCATTGTGATAGTTGGGATAAACCTTATAATCGAAAAGATCCTAATCATCCAGAGCACGGTAGAATTAGAAAACTATCTATGACTTGTCAGTTAACAGATGGATCAGAATATAAAGGTGGTGAGTTAGAATTTGATTTTAGAAACTATGATCCACATATGCGAGACGAATCAAAACATAGAATACAATGTAAAGAAATATTACCAAAAGGATCCATTATTGTGTTTCCTAGTTTTGTGTGGCATAGAGTTAAACCAGTAACA